GAGGAGGACGCTCCATGAAAGTGCTAGTAGCTTGTGAGTATTCTGGCACGGTAAGAGATGCGTTCATTAGAGCAGGGCATGAAGCTATGTCCTGTGACTTACTTCCTACCGATGTTCCTGGCCCTCACTACCAAGGTAACGTATTAGACTTACTAGATGATGAATGGGATTTAATGATAGCCCATCCTCCATGCACCCACTTAGCAGTGAGTGGTGCGCGATGGTTCAAGGACAAACAGAATGAACAAGCAGAGGCTTTGAATTTTGTGCGCTTGCTGCTTAATGCACCAATTGAAAGAATTGCACTTGAAAATCCAGTCAGTGTAATATCTAGTCGTATCCGTAAGCCCGATCAAATTATCCAGCCGTGGCAGTATGGTCATCCAGAAGCAAAAGCAACTTGCCTGTGGCTTAAGAATCTTCCCCTCTTAAACCCAACTGATATTTTGGAAAAACCAGAAATAGGTTATTGGCAAAACCAAACACCGAGTGGGCAAAATAAACTAAGTCCCAGCAAAGACCGATGGAAAATTAGGAGCGCTACATACAAAGGTATTGCTGAAGCTATGGCACAACAATGGGGGTAATGAGATGTACTGCGTAATAGATCTTGAGACAACCATACGCAACGAGATCGGCAGGAACAAAGGCTCAGCACACTGGAGTAACAATCAAGTCTGCTACTACGGCCTGAAGTACATGAACCATGAACCAGAGATCTTCGATAGAGATCCAGTACCCTTACCTAGTACTAACAACATCATCGTAGGACAGAACATCAAGTTCGATCTGCTGTACATGCTACGTAACGAACAGTTCCGCGATCAGTTCAAAGAGTACGTTATCTGGGACACACAGCTAGCTGAGTACTTACTCACTGGTCAGGTAGACAAGATGATGTCCCTGGATAAGCTGGCTGCTAGGTACGGTGGGACACTGAAAGATTCCCGCATGAAAGAGTACTGGAACAACGGCATAGATACGCCAGACATACCACGAGAAGAGATCATTCCTTACCTTGAGCAGGATCTACTGAACACAGAGCTAGTGTTCCTAGAGCAGGTCAAGCAAGCTCAAGCCCTAGAGATGATGCCCCTGATTACTTCCCAGATGAAAGCACTGAAGGCTACCACTGTGATGGAGTTCAACGGTATGAACTTCGACAGTGATACAGCAGAAGCATACAGTGAAGCGTGTCGAAGAGACATGAATGTCCTAGAAGCACACTTCAAAAACTTAGTAGGTGCCATGAACGTAGAGCTGAACATCAGCAGCAACCGTCATGTATCTGCTGTGATATTCGGTGGTGCTCTGCCTTACTCAACTCACGAGACAGTACTTGATGATGACGGTGAGCCTGTGCTGTACAAGTCAGGCATGAAGAAAGGTCAGGTCAAGACAAAGAGAGTCACTGAGCAAGAGTACTTCACTCGCAAGGTAGATCCCATGAAGCACATCATCAGTGCTAACAACAATGGATACGATGTGAGTGTGACCGTGCTGGACCACCTACGTAAGACTGAGCCTGGAGTGAAGGAGATCTGTGAGCTGGTACTCAGGCATAGGGAACTGGCGAAGCAAGTCAGTACGTACTACGATGGGTTCCGAGCCTTGCAGTATCCAGATGGATACATCCACGGTGAGCTGAAGCATTGCAACACCCACACAGGCAGACTGAGTTCCTCAGCACCTAACCTACAGAATCTCAGGAGCAGCTAGTGAGTCTCGCTGAAGAATTACATCGCTATCTTGAATGTGGTATTGACTTACAACACCGAAGACTTGAACGTATTCGATACCTCGCAACTGGTGAGCCATACCAGAACCAGTACGAAGAACGTGTTAAGTGGAAGCAGGACGTACCATATAACGTACGACATGACAAGCCAGTGCTTCCCGCTACTTGGGAAATACTACCTACTTATTTTTAGGAGAAGAGTGATGGAACCTGAAGACTTTGACATTGATGTAGTAGAGGTAACTGAACACGAAGATGGTAGTTGTACTCTTGCCTGCAACCTGAGCACTGAAGCTACTAGGTGGCTTCTTGAAACAGCTCTGCAGAAAGTTCTTATGGATGCAGTGAATGCTCTTGAGCAGGAGACTAAGGATGCTAGCTGAGATCACAGATGATGCTGCTGATGCTATTGTTCGGGAATCTCTAAGAGAAATTCTTGAAGGGTTTCAGTCTGACCTAGCCAACAAACGATATGGGATGTTCTCTCACGACCCAGAAGAAGACACTAAAGAAATAAAGAAACTAATGAAAGCTTTCCGCAGGGTACTTAACTTTTACGAGGGATACTCATGAGCATCAAAGAGTGCATCGTCAGCAGGTTTACTGATGGTGTGATAATGGAGGCAGACTACTCCCAGCTAGAGGTAATAGGTCTAGCCTACGCAAGCAGAGATCAGACCCTGATGTCTGACATACGCAACGGCATCGACCTACACTGTATGTCTGCTAGCTTCCTGTATAACCAACCCTATGACTTCATCAAGCGCGCCGTAGAGCAGGGTGACGAGACCAGGATACTGATGCGTAAGAAAGCTAAGGGTCCGAGCTTCCAGCTACAGTACGGTGCTGGTGCCCACAGCATAGCTAAGAACTGCAACATCAGTATCGACGACGCCAAGATGTTCATTAGTAACTACTACAATCGCTACACTGGCGTTAAGGAATGGCAAGATCAGAACGTAGAGACAGTACGACAGTCTCGTATACCTAGTGAACACCGCACTAGCTACGGATTACCTGCTGGTACTGGTGAACTTCAGTCAGTCACTGGCAGGATCTACAGATTCATAGAGCAGGACGCACCAGACTGGTCCGACAGGCAGACAGACTTTTCTCCTACGCAGATAAAGAACTATCCTGTCCAGGGTCTAGCCACTGGTGACATCGTGCCTATGATGTTAGGTGTGCTGTTTGATAACTTCTACGACAACCCAGATGTGTTGCTTATTAATACAGTGCATGATAGTATCTTGTTTGATGTGAGTAATCATGTTAACCACAGGGAGGTAGCCAGTAATATTAAATCCATAATGGAAGCAGCACCTGAATACTTTAATGCAAGATTCAATCCTAAAATTAAATTCGACCTCCCCCTAAAAGCTGAAGTGCAATGGGGTGAATCATGGGGTCACATGAAGGAGACATTGTGATGCAAACTGGCATCGTTGAAGCAGTATCCACCAAGCAAGTTAACACCCGATTCGGTGAGAAGACTGCATACTCCGTTAAGATCGAAGGTCAATGGTACGGCAATGGATTTAAATCTCCTGAAGTTCAAAAGGGACAGTCCGTCCAGTTCGACTACAAAATGCAGGGGAACTACAAGAACATCACGAGTATTGTCCCAACTGGAGGAGCACCGGCTCCTAGCAGTGGAGCTGGTAGTTCTGGGTCTTGGCCTATTCCTAAAGACTCTGCTCGTGATCGGAGCATCATTCGACAGAACTGTGTCGGTAATGCTATCAAGCTCTTGGAGCTTTCTAAGGCGAAGGACGTAGACTCTGCTACCGTGATTGCCACAGCACGTGATCTTGAAGCGTACTGCACTGGTGATTTAGATGCTGCTGAGTCTAGCGCATTCGATGATATCGTTGCTGGTAACGCAGACTAGGAGGGAGCATGCAGCAAGGCCCTGATGAATCCAGACTCTGGGATGAATGGTACGAGCAGGCTATCAAAGAGCTAAGCCTTAGCGATGATGATGCTGCTGATTACGCTGATCTTAGACTACGTAAATACATTCAACGGCAGCAGGATCACGAGTACTTTGATGAACTCGACCTAGATCCTGAAGACTTATGAATGTTCATGTAGATGCTGATTCATTAGTATATGCCTGCGGCTTTGCTGCAGACACTGAGCCTGTTGAGAACTGCCTGCACCTACTGAATATATCACTACAGAAAATCGTAGATGATTTATCTCCCAGTAAGTTTCAGGTGTTCTTGACAGGCTCTTCTAATTTCAGAGACAGCATTACTACTGACTACAAAGCTAACCGTGTGAACATGCGTAAGCCAGTACACTACCATGCAGCACGGGAGCATTTGTACACACACTGGAATGCAGTGATCGTAGAGGGCATGGAGGCAGATGATGCCGTAGCCCTAGCGCAGACCAGTGATAGCATCCTAGTGTCCCAGGATAAAGACCTACGCATGGTTCCTGGCTGGCACTATAACTACCGTAAGCCAGAGCAAGGTGTGTTCCTTATCACTGAGGAGGAAGCACAGCGTTGGTTCTACTATCAGATGCTAGCTGGTGATCGTGTTGATAACATCAAAGGATTACCGTACTGCACTGAGGAGATCGTAGAGAAATACAACCTGTCTCAGCGAGCACTCAAAGGCTGTGGTGATAAGACAGCAGAGCTGTTGTTATCTCATGGTGACAATGAGCAGGAGTGGTACGAGATCACAAAGGAATGCTACGAGTCATTTGATAATACCATGGAGGCATTTCACATTAACGCACAGCTCTTATGGATGGTTCAGGAGCTAGACCAAGATGGCAACATCGTACCTTGGAGACCCCCATGTCCGTAGAAGCAATAGGTAGAACTAAATTAGATGCAACATCTGCTCTTGAGATAGCTAAGAAATATAACTTCGATGCTATGTTTATCATGGGACTGAATTCAGAAACAGGTGAGATGGCATTACTCTGTGGTGGTGATAACCTGAACTATGGTCTACTATACTGGCTTGCTGTTGAAGCGCAGAACCAGATCCACGATACCCCCTTCAGTGAAGATTAAACAAACAGAGATACAGTTCCATAGGGAACGGCTACGCAAGAAGCAGAAAGATCTCTGCCCTCTGTGTGGCTGTGTTCTCTCTGCGAATCTGCCTTCTCTTGACCACGACCACAAGACTGGTGCTATCCGTGGTGTGCTATGCAGGAACTGCAATCAGGTGGAAGGTAGAATCCTAGCCTGGATTACCCGTGGTGCCAGAGGTAAATCAAAAGAGCTGTACCTTAAGAAACTCCTAGCTTATTGGAGAAGACACAGTAGGAACATCACTGGGCTGATCCACCCTACTCATGGTAAACCTCGCCGCAGGCGTAGGAGGAAACGTGTACAGTAAACACTTCTTTGTTCCAGACACACAGATACAGCAAGGTGTGCCTCTGGATCATTTAACTGCTGCCATGAATTACATCGTAGACCACAAGCCTGACACTGTGGTGGTCATCGGTGACTGGTGGGACATGCCTAGCCTCAGCACCTATGAGTCCAAGGGCAGTAAGTACTTCGAGGGACGTAGGTACAGAGCTGACCTAGAGTCTGGCATTGAAGCTATGACTGTGTTCATGGACCCGTTTGTTAAGTACAACGATAACCGCAAGCGTAACAAGATGAAGCAGTACAAGCCTCGTATTGTATTCACTGAGGGTAATCATGAGTACCGAGTACAACGGGCTGTTAACGCTGAGCCTAAGCTAGAAGGTGTGATCGGTCCTGAAGATTACATATCAGTACTGAACCATTACAGTATTGAATACCATCCTTTTTTACACGTAGTAAATATTGACGGGATCAGATATTCACATTATCATGTTAATCCCCACTCAGTCATGGGCTCACCTATCTCTGGTAGCATGGATACTATGCTCAAGAACGTAGGTTACAGCTTCACCCAGGGGCATACGCAGACCATGAAGTACGGTGTGCATTACCTAAGTGATGGCTCTGTGCGGCAGGGCCTAGTGGCTGGGGCATTCTATCAACACGAAGAGGAATACAAAGGCCCTCAAGGCAACGCTCACTGGCGTGGCTGTGTGATGAAGAATGAAGTACGTAAAGGTAGATACGACCCTTGCTTCCTCAGCATTGAGTATCTACTCCGCAAATGGTTATAGCCCCCTTAGCTCAATAGGTAGAGCAACTGATTTGTAATCAGTAGGTTGGGAGTTCGATTCTCTCAGGGGGCACCACTCACTCTGCGTAGCTCAATCGGATAGAGCATCTGCCTTCTAAGCAGACGGTTGCTGGTTCGAGTCCAGCCGCAGAGGCCACTACGTAAGGAAACACTATGGTTAACTATGAACGTGATGAACTACTGACTCCGTTTGCTAAGAAGCTACTCCGTGATTACTACATGCTTGATAGTGAACAGAGTCCGCAAGAAGCCTTTGCTCGTGCTGCCACAGCGTACAGCTTTGGTGACACAGCTTTGGCACAAAGGATCTATGATTATGCCAGCAAGGGCTGGTTTATGTTTGCTAGCCCTGTGCTGAGCAATGCTCCTAACATCGAATGGCCTGCTGGTCTTAGCTGGAATGAGGCTAGGGACTGGCTACACAAGAACGTACACAGCAAGGCTATGCCTATCTCTTGCTTCTTGTCCTACGTACCTGACAGTCTGAATGGGTTGATTAACCACGAGACAGAGCTACGGTGGATGACAGTGCAAGGCGGTGGTGTTGGCTCTCACTGGTCTGATATCCGCAGCATCGGCACTAAGACTACGAAGGGAGGCAAGACTCCTGGCATCGTGCCATTCATGCACTGCACTGACTCAGCCATGCTAGCGTACCATCAGGGTACTACACGCAGAGGCAACACTGCTGTGTACCTAGATATCTCTCACCCTGAGATCATTGAGTTCCTTCAGATGCGTCTACCTGAAGGTGATATCAACAGGCAGAATCTTAACCTACACCATGCTGTGAACATCACTAAAGAGTTCATGGATGCTGTGGTACAGAACAAAGCCTGGCACTTGACAGACCCTCACAGTAGTGATGTGATTCGTACCATGCCTGCTAGAGATCTGTGGCTCAAGATCCTAGAGACTAGGTTCCGTACTGGTGAGCCTTACCTGAATCGTGTGGACTTAGCTAACGAAGCTATGCACCCTGCACTTAAACAGAGAGGACTCAAGATCCATGGAAGCAACCTTTGTAACGAGATTCATCTCCCGACTTCTGAAAACCGTTCAGCCGTTTGTTGTCTCAGCAGCCTCAATCTTGAAAGATACGACGAGTACAAACACACGCAAATTGTTAGAGATTGCATCAGATTTCTTGATAACGTGCTTGAGTTTTTTATTCTTATGGCCCCTCATGCTCTTAGCCACGCTCGTCGCGGTGCCAGTGCTGAGCGTTCTCTTGGTCTGGGGGCTATGGGATTCCATTCGTTCCTCCAGAAACGAGGAGTACCGATAGAGTCTGCTATCGCTAGATCCCATAACATGAGCATCTTTAAGTGGATGAAGGCAGAGGCCCTTGAAGAAACTAAGACACTTGCTGATGAACGTGGAGCGCCTGATGATCTGGCTGCGTGGAGAGACACTGACGGAAGACGAGTACGAAATGCTCACCTTCTGGCTGTTGCTCCTAACAGTAACAACAGTATTATCCTTGACTGCTCTGCTTCAATAGAACCTTGGAAGGCTAATGCCTTTGAGAAATCTACCCGTGCAGGTAGCTCTCTGTACCGTAATAAGTACTTACTTGCTCTGCTTGAACAGTACGGTAAGAATACCCCAGAGGTATGGGAGAGTATCAACAGTCACATGGGTTCAGTACAACACCTTGACTTCCTGACTGAAGATGATAAAGATATCTTCAAGACTGCTAACGAGATCGACCAGCATTGGATTATCCAGCATGCGTCTGATCGTCAGGAACATATCTGCCAGGGGCAGAGTTTGAATCTGTTCTTCCCCAAGGGCAGTGATGTGAACTACGTTAACAGCGTACACCTTAAGGCCATGACGAGTAACGTTAAAGGACTGTACTATCTGAAGACTGACGGGCGACCAGTCGAGAGATTCTCTCAGCAGGTACAGCGGGTTGCTCTGAATGACTTTGATGAAACTTGCATGGGATGTGAGGGGTAGTTATGAATCTAGGAACAGAATTACAGCGGTATCTGGAACTAGGTATGGATCTACAGCACCGTAGGGTTGAACGCCCAAGATACTTCAATGGTAGCCAGAAAACAGCTAAGAACAACTGGGAAGAGAAAGTCAAGTGGAAGCAGGATATCCGTCCTGGCTCCATGAAATCAGAAACCGTGTTCCCTGCTACCTGGGGCGCAGTACATAAGGACTGACAATGAACCCGAGGAAACTAGGTCTCATACCTAGTGTGAATGTGGGGGCACACTTGGAGGACGACATGATTACAGATGTAAGCACTGATTATCCTGGGATGTACTACGTCAGTGAGGGTAAGTACTTCACTGACTACCGTGGTAACAGAATCCCTGACCCTGATATCACTGTAGTGAACACAGGAAATCCACTACAGAAGCAGGTTGGCGGTAGTCACTACAAAGACTTCGAGATCCAACCTATTGAGTTCATCCAGAAGAACAAGCTGGACTTTATCCAAGGCTGCATTGTTAAGTACACCTGCCGTGCAGGTAAGAAAGGTGCAACCAAGGAAGACATCGACAAGATCATTCACTACTGCGAACTATGGAAGACATTATGTTAACTGAAATTAACACAACATACAGACCATTCATGTATCCCTGGGCTGTGGAAATGACACAGACCCACGAGATTGAACTACACTGGCATGAGAAAGAGTGCAACCTGCAGCAGGACGTACAGCAGTGGAACGATGGGACCATCACGGACAGTGAGAAAGAGTTCATCACTAACGTGCTGCGTCTGTTCACCCAGTCTGACGTAGCTGTAGGTGAGACTTACAAGAACGTACTGATTCCGTACTTCAAGAACAACGAGATCAGTAATCTCTTGACAAGTTTCGCAAACCGTGAATCAGTTCACCAACGTGCGTACGCTCTGATCCCTGAGACTCTGCGGTTCCCTGATGCAGAGTGGCACGCGTTCCTTGACTACAAGCACATGCGTGACAAGTGGGACTTCATGACTGAGACTGCTGGTACCACGCTCAGTGACATGGCGTACACCCTAGCTAAGCAGGTATTTATGGAGGGAGTCTCCTTATTTGGCAGCTTTGCCATGCTGCTTTGGTTCAAGCAACAGGCGAAGATGCTAGGAATGTGCGAGGTAGTGGAGTGGTCCCTGCGCGACGAGTCGCTGCACGTAGAGGGAGAGGCTAGACTGTTCCGTGAGTTCACTACAGAACATCCTAGGATCGTGAACGATGAACTTAAGAAGCGTATCTATGATATCGCTAGAGAAGTTATCAAGCATGAGGATCGTTTCATCAACAAAGCCTTTGAGATCTATGAGCCTGAAGGCTTCACTGCTGATGATTTAAAGCAGTACGTACGGTTCCTTGCTGATCGTAGATTGATCCAGCTAGGTCTGAAGGGGAACTTCAACGTAAAGAAAATGCCTGCAAGCATGGAGTGGCTAACAGGCATTACGATGGGCGCTAGAGATACGAACTTCTTTGAGCGTCGTGTTACTGACTACGTACAGAAAGGCATGTCTGGCGAGCTAGACTGGTCTACTGTCATCTAAAGGGATGCCCTAGGGAGTGCCCTCAACCGGGGGCCTCTCTCCAATCTACCCCCTCCCATAGCCTAGCCTCTGCTTCACGCCTTCTGACCAGACCACTGAGCACTCTCCCATCCACTTTATTCCATCTCCGCATTTCGTCAGGCACATCCCGGTAACACCCAGCATTAAGCCTACGTAGTAAAGTACTCCTGCGCAGATTTCCAGGGCCAAGGTTGTAGGTCCATGCCACGAGAGCGTCGTACTCATTTTGTTCCAATGGGACTTCCACCAGTTCATTGACGTATCCCTCGAATTTCTTAAGATCATGAGTTAACAGTGCCTCAGCTTGATGCTCAGTGATTATATCACCCTCGTTTACATCGCCAGTATGACCATAACCAATAGTCCACACATAGGCAGGGCAGAGATAAGCACTAAGCTCACAGCCTTCAAAGTGTTTGATAAGTTCAATGCCTTCTTTCCCTGTGTTCATTCGAGAACCTTTCTCTCCATCAGCCTGTCGAGCTTTGCATCTAGGGCTTCCAGTCTGTCGATGATCCGGTTGATATCCGCATGCACCTCAGCTTTAGTCACGTACTCCTTGGCGATCTCTTCCCGAGTCCTGTTCAACAGGATACTGATGCGTTGAACTTCATCGGTTTTAGTTTTGAATGTCCATGCTAGCAAGCTAAGTGCTGCGGTTAACAAACTGCTCCAGATCATATCGACTTCCATGTCATCGACCTCGAATCATGCTGAAGTAATTACCTTGGTTGTACTCAGGCAGTAGATTCTTATGTACTCTCAGAGTCTCTAGCTGCTCTGTCATGCGTCGCATGCTGTTCACACCTAGCTCAATGCGATCACCGGGACGGCTTACGATAGGCCCACCCATGGTAGCTGTGATCGTAGGCTGGGTCTGCTGTCCATAGCCAGGAACAGTATTCAAGAACCCTTGCACCCTAGACCCAAGAGCCTGACGCTGTGTGCTGGTTCTACCCTGCGGGATTGTGTAATGCTGTGCGTAGTTCCCTTGATTGTCCAGCATCACTAGGGTCTTAGTCCCTTGATCGTAGCTGAAGGTGTAACCAATTTCAGTTACATTACGTACTTCAGGAGAATCACGGAGAGAGGTAAGCTCAGACTCAAAGTAGTTCTTCAGTCTGTCAGGGCTATCCTTAGCGTAGCGAGCACCCTCTCCCTGCCAGAACCTAGTGCTACGACCAAGAGGCAGAGCATCGTACACTGTGTCCCAAGAAGGAGCTGTAGGTGCAGTAGTCCCAGGAGCAGGCGTAGGCAGAGGGTTATTCGTAGCTTGCTCAGAGAGGCGATCTACTTCCTCTAGGGTAAGCTCACCGTTCTGCCATCTAGTGGTTAAATCAATCACACTGTTCAAAGAATCAATCTGGAATGTCTCTTTGAATCTGACAAGGTACTCACCACCAACAGCTTGTGCCTCTGCGTACTTCTCCATGAACCCTGCACCGTACAGGTTAGTCATGATCGCAGCTTGAGGCATCTGGCGAATAGCATTGTAGCCATACCCTGCTTCCATCAGCTTACGCTGGGAGTCAAGAAAGGCAGTCAGAGTGCCGTTCTCTACCATGCTGAGGTAGTTCGTTTGCAGATCATTAAAGGTGCTGTTCAGTGCAGCAGGATCTAGCCCTGTGTTAGCAGCTTCCTGTGCGTACACACTACGAGCAGCGTTGAACACACCAATGATCTGAGTGTTGAGCGTAGCAGGGTCTGTGTACCTGCCGTTCTCCATAGGAGCAGCTTGGATAATATTCAGCACTTGGTTAGTAGTGTCAGGGATCAAGGTGCTCTGCAGCGTACGAGACAGTTCTCTCTGTGTATCACTGAGTGCTCGCTCTCTACGCTCTTCAGCAAGAGATTCTGTCTCCCTGGTTAAACCTACCTGTGCTCTTTGTAGCGTGATGTCTTGCTGACTCTCTCTGACACCTCTACGGCTCAGTTGGTACTCAGCTTCTCCCTGAGCCAGCTCAGCAGAAAGTGTCTGTGCCAGAGCCTTACGCTCATTCAGAGCCTGCAGTTCCCTACTGGTTCTAATGAAGTTCCC